TTCCTGCCCTCCAGGCGCACCAGGTTCTTCTCGTACAGGTCGGCTTCTGCCGCCATCTCGGAGGTGACTTTGGCGTTGAGTTCGCCTATTTCTGCCAAGTCCTGCATGAAGGGGAGCAGTTCAGCGCCTCGCTTGCCCAGCAACAGTTGGGCTGTGGCCACCGCCTGGGTGCTGCTGTCCATGGAGTCGAGCTTCTTGGCAAGGTCCAGCATGACTTCGCCTGAGTCGCGCAACTTCCCCGATGAGTCGGTGACCTCAACACCCAAAGCTTTGAACAAGTCGGACTGCTTTTGGCTACCGCCTGCCGCCTCGAACATAGCTTTGGAGAGCTTTTGCAAGCCTCCGCCGACTTCCTCCAAACTGGTACCCGAGAGTTTGGCCGCCGACTTCAAACCCGAGAGGGCTTCCACCGTTGCCCCGGTTTTCTTAGCCATCTGGTCGAGTTCACCAGCCGACGCAATTGCCCCCTTGATGCCATCGGCAAAGGCGTCAAAGGTGTATGCCGCCGCCATGGCCACCACTGCGCCCTTGACCGCCTTCATGGCGGTTTCAGACACATTGCCGATGGTGTCCATGGCTTTTTTAGCCATGAACTCGGCCTTGTTCAGGTCGGATTCAAAGCGAGCGACATTGGCCTCGAGGCTGACCACGAGACTGGCGAGGGTTGCCATGGGGGAGTTATTCCTTTTTGCCCAAAAGGGCTGAGATCAAACGGCTGTGCGCCTCAACATCAAAGACTTCATCGGGCGGAGCATCGGCATCCTTGGTGGCGGCAGGCTCTGCGGTGCGCAGTCCCGGCATGAAGTCATCGGCCTGGTACGGGTCCTGACCTTCGCTGCGGTGGACGTTGGCCAGCGTGGCGCAGATCTGACCGAAGCCAAAGTCAGCGCGCATGTCCGGCAGGCCTTCCAGAGAGGCAAACGCCATCCACTCCGCAACCTGCTGCGAACTCAGGCTTGCGAGGAGATGGTCAGGGTGTTGGAATCCAAGGGCAAGGCAGAGTCGGAAGTAGAAACGGCGCTCGGGACGCCGTTGGAGTTTTTTGTGAGTTCCTCCACATCTGCGCCAGACAAGCCATTGAGCTTTTGCGCAATGGCAAACACCCGGTCCAGTGCAGCGCCAGATTTGGCACCGAGCAGGTCCACCTCATCGTCGGTGAACAGGCGCTGGCCACCTTCGTCGATCACAGTCAGACCCACCAGACGCGCACGCATGTTGGTCAGATCGACCTTGCGGTCCTTGCCCTCGCCACGGACCATGCTGGCCTCAAAGGCATCACGCTCGCGACCCGTGAAACTACGCACGCGCACGGCACCACCCCATTCGGGGACTTCGACGTCCTCTGTTTGAAGGTCGTTGGCGCAAAGGATGGCGGATTTAGAAAGTAGTGTCATATGTACTCCAGAAATGAAAAAACCCGCCGAGGTTTTATCCAGGAGCGGGTTGGTTAGCGGTCAAAGGTCGGCTTCAGAGGCTGACCCGGTTGTTCATAGATTTCGGGCTGCGTGATGCAATCTCAAAATTTCAACATCGTCGCCACGAACGCGGTAAATGGCGATGTAGTTCTTGTGCAGGACCAGCTCGCGCGTGCCAGGGACGCGGCCAGCCCGGCCCATGCCAGGATGGGCCTGAAGTTTGGTCACAGCGGCCTGCAGCTCCAGCACAAAGCTGGTGGCGCGGGTCGGGTTGTCTTTGGCGATGAAGCCAGCGATTTCATCAACAGACGCGAGCGCCGTCTTGGTCCACTTGATCAACATGAATCAAGCGCCGTATTTGGCAAATACCGCTTTGACCTGCTTGTCGGTTGCGAATTCGCCTGCATCGGCCTCCTTGATGCCTTCGTGAATGTCACGAATCTGCCAGGATTCACTTTGCACATAGTTGGTCAGCGCATCAATGGCCAAAAAGCTCTTGGTCCGGGCGGTCGCCTTGGCCAGCTCTTCGATCTGGTTGTAAAGCGCCTCGGGCAGGCGTACGTTGATGGTTCTGGCGGTCATGGCGTAACACTCCTGTGCATGTGTAATACAGTGCATTATCCACTTCACAAAGCCAAAGGTCAAGGTGGGCGGCATCTTCCCTGAGCAAGAGACCTTAGGCCAAAGTAATTAAGCCCAAGTGATCGAGCCGGAAATGCGCAGCTCAGCCGAGCGCCGGATCGCCTGATCCACCGCGCCCTGGCTGTTGAATTTCTTCACGTAGGCTGTGAAGGTTGCGGTGTTGCCGTTGGGCAAAATCAACTTGAAGCTCTTGGCCACCCCGGTCACCAGCGCAGTCATCAGAGCCAGTTGGCCTGCATCGCTGTTGTCCTGGTCGACCTCAATGGCAAATGCACCTGGATCAAAGAGACCCAGAATGAATTCCTTGGCTGTCGAGTCAAAGTTGGTTCGTTCAATCTCGGAGGCCGAGCCGTCAAAGCCGCTGTAGCTCTTGACGTTGGAAATCTTGGTCCACTGCACAGGGGTGGCCGTGCCGCCACTGGTGTAGGTCGTATAACCCGTCGCGTCCAGTCCAGCGAGGGTGACGATCTTGGTCGTAGGTTCGATGTACTGCACAACAAAGCTGTTGCCGTTGAGCTGAGTGGTGCCAACGACGCCAGCGATAGTGATCACATCACCCTTGTTCAATGCGGTAACCGCTGAGAGCGTGACCCGGCAAGGGTTCGTGAGCGAGACGGCAGTGATGGTGAGCGCCGACCCGGTGGTCGTGCCGATACTGACGGTGGAGCCTTGGGCTGAGATGGCGGTGCTTGGCATAGAGTTCTCCTAGAGTTAGTGCCAGATCGAAAAATCCAGAATCACCCGGTGCAGCAATGCCTCGGGCTCGAATTGGTCTTGCTCAAGGAGCAAAACGTGGGTGATGGAGCTGCTTTTGATGGCTGCTTTGACCGTCTCGGCCAAAGCCAGGGCAGCGGCGTAGGTGGTGTCAAAGCAGTCCACCTGCAGGCGCGTGTTTTCAATGGGTGCGCCGTCGGCCAGGGTGTTTTCTGGTGCGCTGGATACGCGGGCATAGACCACGTAGGGCTTTTGCACGTTGTTGGGCGCCACGTTCGGAAATACCCTTCCCCCGGCCACACCTGCGAGGGCCGCGAAAAGGTCTTGCTGAATCATTTTTTGATCTACTTTTTCAATTCACGTGCGGCTTGCTCAATGCGTTCAGCAAGCCGGGTCTTGATGGCCGTTAGCGCATCGTTTTTCTTCATGTCAAAAGCAGGCCGAAGAAACGGACGAGCGGACATCTTTACGGTCCCAAATTCCACAAAGCGCCAGTACCAAGCGTCTTGCGAGAGGTTGCCCTTCTTGCCTTGCTTGCGGTACTTCTTGCCTTGCCGAACCGTGACAAAGAAGGTCTGCTTGTTCTTGTTCGACAACTCTGGGATCTGTTTCAAAATCACCGAGCGCTTCAAAGTGCCGGGCGGTGGCTGGTTGGGTCCTAGATCGCCCGTGGCAACAGGAGCTTGCAACTTGGCTTCATCCCGAATCACTTTGGCTCCGGCATAGACCGCTGCACGCAAGCCGTTCTTGGCCACCCGGTCAGGCAACTCTTTCAAAGCCTTGGCCAAAGCATCAAGGCCCTCAATCTGAACGCTCTCGTACTTAGCCATTCAATCCAGACCCTCTGAGGCCAGCAGCGTGACCAGAACATTGCTCTCGTCCTCGTTCAACGCCGCGTGGATGTTGAAGATGCGAGCTTTGTAAAGTGCTCGGTATCCAGATATCACCCGGGTATCGGTCAGACCTGCCCGATAACGCACCGTGATTTGGTGGGAAATTTCGCTGGCCATGCGCTGAGCACTTTCCAGCTCGCGCCCCGTCAAGGGCTGTATGTCGGCCCAAATAGTGGCCACATTCAGCCAAGTGCGGACCGGACCACCATAGCTGTCTTGCACATTACTTTGTCGCTGCAAGGTAATACGCCGATTTAACTGACCCGCTCGTAATGAACTCATGGGATCGCCCTCATACGAAAGCGACCTTGTAGGGGTCTAGCAACCCATCAATGAATGAAAGAGCCTCCACACGGCCGCGACTTAGAACTGCAATCTCTTCGCGGTGGGCATAAAGGCTGCCGACACGCAACTTGATCCAACTCTTGATTCCCTCTGGTACCAGGGCGGCACTGCCATACCCGGCATCGAAGGTGACCGATACCGCCCCAATCTGCGGGAGGCAAATCGGCCAGATCTGACCAAACACGGGTGTAATACGGGCGGGCTCACAGGCGGTGTCCACCGTATAGGTGGCGGCAGGCATGACCTGCAGCGCAGAGCCCATGTCCAGGTAATTGATCGAGACGACAGACTGCACCGGCGTCTTGAACAACAAAATAGCGTGCCCCGGCAAGCTGAAAGTTTGACCCGCAGATACGCCCATCAGAGACGGTCCGGGAAAGCAGTCGAGCACTTGTTTCCAGCGGGCAGTG